ATTTCTACTAGGTCTCTCTTCAGCAAGCCACCGTCCGCGATATCCTGGATAACGTTCTCAACAATGGAGGCAGCATCAATGGCCGCGAAGATGTTGGCATCTTCCTGGGCCTGTAGCTCTTGACGAGCCTTCTGCACTGCACGGTCGATTACGTTAAACCGACGACGACGAACCTCGGAGATACGGACGGTCGGGTTGGAGTACAACTCGAAGGTCGGCACTACGATACGATCGCCGAATACACGGCTCTCTCCGCCAGTTCCATTGCTGGAAACGACAGTCGCGGCCACATCAATATCTCTCTCATACTTGGGGTCAACACCCTGAGGGAGGGCGTCTACAACTAACAAACGTCTCGCAATTCCCTGGTAATCAAGGTTACGCACATGTTACGGTCAAAAACCGGCTAGGTCATTTCTGCCCAGCTCCTCACATTTCTGTAAGGATCAGACTCTATCATCATCCCTTTCGGGAGCCTGGCATTTAGTCGTTGAGGATTCAGACATGATTTTATATTTCATACATTGTACAACATGTGGCCTAATTATATCAGATAACTTCTGAGTATTTAGTTTGTTTAAAGTTATCTGTTGATACTCTTTGCCTTTATACCGATAAGCCATTATCTTTGATCTTATATCAAAAACACTTTTTAGATATCCTTGTAATCTAAGGTGGCATTCTGGAGAAAACCCCATTGAGGCTATTCTCATATTTATGCCATGATTTAGACTTCCATCATCCATAATCCACACCGCCAATGATAGTGGAGTGAAGTACAAATCAAGATTTTTTGGGACAATCTTAACTCTGTCGTTGGTATAAAAAGCATCTGCAAAAAACTTTAAACCAGGGTGACATATTGTTGTTGCATTTAACATTACCGAATTTCCACGCTTATCTATATTTTCTCTCCACGCATTAACAAAAGGATCAAGCATAGCTCTTTTCCAATGAAAATATTGTGCGTGCGCTTTTTTCTGAGCAATAGATATTTTATATAGTGAATTATTTCCATCTCTATATAAACAACCATCACCAAGTAAATGCCCCACAATAAATTGCTTTTGAACAAAGTTTATTGGGGAAGCTCTCAAAATATCATAGCGTTTAGCAGAACAATCAGGGGTTCTATTATTGGCGTGCAATAATCTGGAAATTGCCGGTGGAGAAATTTCGTACCACAATGCAATTTCTTTGACGGTTTTCCCGTCATCAAACATTCTAATTGCTTCTGTTATTTGGGATTCGGTAAAATCAGAAATATACTTTTTTCTCCACTCCACTTTGTTCTTTAATACTTTTCTAACTGCCTCATAAGACGTATTATTTTGTATGGCAATTTGTCGTATTGTTAAACCAGCTTTGTATTGATTGATGTACATTTCTTCGTTTGTCATATCTGCCTTTCCTGCTGATTGTCCGTATCATACTAATTCTGTTACCGGAGCTGATTTGAAGACCGCCTACTGTGGTCGGCCTATAGCGTGCTTTCGGTGATTAGTCGTTCGGAGGTTCCAGCATATAGCCAAATTTTACATCCGCCGTAAAGATTAACGGATAGGGTTCGCCATCGCTTGCGCAAGAGCAATCTTCCCTTCCTGAGTCATGATAGCGCGAGCGATTAGCTCGTCGCGCTTCTCATCATTCAGGCCGGGCTGGCCTGCTAATGCAGAGTTGCTAGGCTGCCCCTCTTCAAGTATAGCTGCATACTTGACGAGTGTGTTCAAAGCATCCTTTACGGACGTGGCGTTCATATCGCCACGAGTATTAAACAAAGACATATATTATCTCCTATTTTCTTGGGTTATAAACTGCCGACATCCATCAACAGTTCGTGAAACCCAGGAGATTTCACTCTCCTGGGTTCCTAATTACATTATGCCGATGGTGGATTGAAATGGATCAATGCACGATTGAAGGCATTGGCCTGTGGCTGTCCCTGGCCTACCGGAGAGTTCGCTCCAGATACCAAACGAAGAGGAGTAGTCACGAGCGATCCGCCCTTCCAAGGCTCGAAGTTCAAGAACCGACCAACAACCACTGCCTCGAATGCAGCGCCCGCGTTCGGGGTCAACAGACCAACCGGAGTCGCATAAAGCGCAGCACCAATCGCAAGAGTCGCATTGGTAGGAACTAGACCAGTAGCCGCAGTCGTATCAACTGCATCTAGGGTCACCGCGTAGGTGCCGGGCTTGTCCCACAGAGTGAGCTTGCCAGACGCTGCCGCAGTGTGCGGGCCCAGCTGGGTTGCCGGAGCCTGGCCCAGACCATACGAGATCTGTCCAGCGATTCCGCCAATAACCGAACCAAACAAGGTTCCGTATCCCCAGATACCGTCGTCAATTAAGAACAACGGACGATCACCCTGGGTGAGGTTGGTCGTAACTACGGGACGTGTATTTCCTACATATCCGTCTAGTATAACGTCAGCTGCACAACGATCTGTCCATAGCTGAACGCCAATAATTGTTCCGACTTCTCCACCACGAACGGTGAGATAAACGCTATCATATCCATCAAATTGTCCCAGGGGCTGAATGCCTGGCTGTACAAGTTCTAATGCCATATTGTTTTCCTTTTACACCATAAATGAGGTGTTAAGTTGTCTTACATCTTAAGGGTCTTACAAAATAGATACCAAAGAAATGATAGATTCAAAAAATTATTTTTTGTTCTTGGGCCACATATTCCAAAATAAAGATTCTCTGGTATAGGGCGTGCCAAAATATGTTACCGATTTCCTAGGTTTATTGGAAGTGTCCTCTGGATTATCCGATAAAACATCAATATCTGTTTCATATTCAGGGCTTCCGCAAACTCGTCTAGCAATTCCTTGATTTACGGACCATGTTTACCTTTTGCTTCCATTAACTTTGTTAATTCCAGCATTCGTTCATCTATATCAGGGGCTTTGGGTGCTGGTTTGGTGGGCTTAGAATCTTTAGGTTTACTTGGCATATCATTCTGCCATTTGCCTTGATTTTGATGATTCTTTGGATCCCACTTATCGGTCTTAGAATCCTCTTGAGAAATAAACCCGGCATTTAACCATGGAGCTGCATAATCATCTGCTGTTGGTGGGCCTAAGGCATCTAAATCGGCTACCCCAAACTTAGCTATTAGTTCTAATGCATTGTTGATATCATTATTAGATGCATTAGAGATTTTGGTACCGGGGAAATATCTAGATATTAGGGATTGTAATTTATCCAGATTGGGGTTACCAAAGAGGTTTAGATTTTGGCGCTTTTTGTCCATTCCGGCCCTTTGGAAGCAGCAAGGGGTATTTCCTGGGCGGGCTCTTCTGGAGTTAGGGCTTGTTTGATTTCTGGGACCTTGGCCTTGGCCATAGATCTCGCCTGAACCATAGTTTCAATATCCTTATCAATAGCTCCTAATAATCCGCCAGTCTGTCCGGAGGATACCCAGTTCTCTTGCCCTTCCAATCTGTCAACAAGCGTTTCCCATTTGTTCATATATAATTCATCGGCTAGCCCAGTAAGCTTCGCCCACCAGTCAGATTGACCCTCATTCTCCTTCTGATGCTCAAACTTGATCGCTTGTACCCATCCCGGTATCGCCCCTCGTATCTTCTTTAATTGCTTGATGTAGTTGTTTATCCTAGTTCTGACTACATTGAGTGTTTGATTTTGGACACCTACCTGGGCGGTAGAGACGGCTTCATCCACAGATTTTACATTAGAGAGGGTAGAGGTAAGTTCATACAGCTCATCGGCCATATTCATTAGGTTATCCACATCGGTTTGGATCCCGGAAGCATAGGGCTTATCGGAGAGGGGTTTTAGGGCATCTAGGACGGCCTGGGCATTAATTTTGACATTCTGGGCAGTAGTAGCCCCTAAGGTCAGATAATAAGCTCCAGCCAATAGAGCAAAGGCTCCTACGGACACTGCACCAATGAGCAATGGATGTACGGCGGCTTTGATTAGTTGATTGCCTCTTTCATCCAATCTGGTAGCACAAGAATCTGCCAGGGACATTAGGCCGG